TGGTTACAGCACGGTCCGCCATTCAGGTTTCAACCGTCTACGCCTGTGTCCGCGTCATTGCTGAAACAGTGGCTAGCCTGCCGCTGCATGTGTACGAAGAAACTGAAAAAGGAAGTATGAAGGCCCAGAAACATCCGTTGTACCGGCTTCTTCACGACGAACCCAACAGCGAAATGACTTCCTTCGTCTGGCGCGAAGCTATGCTGACTCATCTTCTACTGTGGGGCAATTCCTACAGCCAGATCATCCGCAATGGCAGAGGTCACATCCTTGGCCTGTATCCGTTGCTTCCAGATCGCATGGAAGTGGATCGTGACAGCGCGGGCGAGCTGACCTACACCTACTCGCTGACCAGTGGGCAGACAGCACGTCTTCGCCCGGAGGATGTGCTGCACATTCCCGGCCTTGGCTTTGATGGCGTCGTGGGCTACAGCCCCATCGCGCTGGAGAAGAATGCCATCGGCCTGGGTATTGCTGCAGAAGAGTACGGCAGTAAGTTCTTCTCCAACGGAGCAACGCCATCCGGTGTTCTTACGCATCCCAATACGGTGAAGGACCCGAAGAAGCTGCGTGAGAGCTGGAACGCTGCCTACGGTGGTTCTGCCAACTCCGGCAAGGTTGCTATCCTTGAAGAAAACATGAAGTTCGAGCGGATCTCCATGCCGAACAACGAGGCGCAGTTTCTTGAAACACGCAAATTCCAGGTGTCAGAGATCTGCCGCATCTACAGAGTCCCGCCGCATCTCATAGGCGACCTTGAGCATGCGACGTTTTCAAATATCGAACACCAGTCAATCTCGTTCGGTGTCCACACCATCCGACCCTGGCTGGTTCGCATTGAACAGGCGCTCAACCGTCAGCTCTTCCCCGAAAAGGAGAAGGGTTCTTTTTATGCTCAGTTCAACATGGACGGCCTGATGCGCGGCGACTATAAGAGCCGCATGGAGGGTTATGCCATCGCCCGTCAGAACGGCTGGATGAGCGCCAACGATATCCGTGAACTGGAGAACATGAACCCCATCGCGGATGAGGACGGAGGCAACGAGTATCTGGTGAACGGCAATATGATCCGAATCGCACAGGCGGCGCAGAATACTGCATCTAATGTACCTGCTGCCGCGCAGAACGGGGGTGATCAAAATGGAACATAAGAAACTTACCCTGGGCAGTCTTTTCGACGGGATTGGCGGATTTCCACTGGCGGGAAAGATGTCCGGCATCACGTCTATCTGGGCGTCCGAGATCGAGCCCTTTCCCATTCGCGTTACTGAAAAGCGGCTGCCAGAGGTAAAGCATTACGGAGATGTGCATGGACTGAACGGCGCAGAGATGGAGCCGGTGGATATTATCACGTTCGGGTCGCCCTGTCAGGATCTGTCTATTGCGGGCAGACGCGAGGGGCTTTCCGGCAGCCGGTCCAATCTCTTCTACGAAGCCGTGCGCATCATCCGGGAAATGAGGGAAAAAACCAATGGAAAATATCCACGATGGGCTGTGTGGGAAAACGTGCCGGGTGCCCTGTCCTCTCAGAATGGGCAGGACTTCCGCTGCGTCCTCGAAAGCCTCATCCGTATCAAAGCATCCGAAGCAGATGTTCCTCTGCCTGGTGGAGGAGGGAGGCACACAGTGCCGACTAGCTCCGAGGACACAACTCTACCGCAGGAGCGTACCCAGCACGCTGAACAGCGGGATGGGCGACATGGAAAGTGGCTGCCAGCCGGGGAAATCCTGGGCGACCATTATTCTCTCGCCTGGCGAATTATCGACGCAGCGCAGGGTTGGGGCGTCGCACAAAGACGGAAACGTATATTTGTTGTCCTCGATCTTGATGGACAATGTGCCGGAAAGGTTCTCTTTGAGTCCGAAGGCATGTCAGGGTATACTCCGCCGTGCGGAGAAGCGCGGAAAAGAACTGCCGGATGTGCTGCGCTTGGCGCTGGAACGTCAGGCGAACGCGACGGAATGAGCCTTGCCGGTGGCTTCTGTACGGAACACAGTGCGGACAGCCGTGGCATCGGCTATGAAGATGAACGTGCGCCTACGCTCAGAGCCGGCGTTGTGCCTGGAGTAGCGATTGAATTCAATCCCACCGACAGCCGTATCAAGATCCGCGAGGATGGCATCTGTCAGACGCTCCTTTCCCGCATGGGGACGGGCGGCAATCAGGTGCCTCTGGTCTTTGGCATCAGCGCCGATCAGAGCAATGCCATGCTTTCGGAAAACCCGCATGCTGGCATCTATGAAGCAGATACCAGCCGGACGCTGGACTGCAACGGTGGTTCGCCTGCCTGTAATCAGGGCGGCATGATCGTTGTGGAGCCCGTTGTATTCACGCAGAATCAAAGAGATGAAGTTCGTGAACTCGGAGGCCAGTCGGGTACCATCTCGGCCTCCCCAGGCACCCATCAGCAGACCTATGTAGCCCAGCAGAAGCATCCCAGCTATTGCATGACCACCGGCAATTTCACGCAATTAGGCGAAGAAAAGACTCCACCTATCATGGCGCGGGACTATAAAGACCCGCCCGTGATCGGTAAGGATGAACCAGTCTATTCGCTGGATCGAGCCTGCTTCAATGCCGGACAGAATGCGCAGTATCGGATGAACATCGGAGAAGAAAAGGCGCCGACGCTGGTCGCGGAAGGCCCGTCCGCCGTTGCTGCACCCACGGATTATCTTGTGCGCCGCCTTACTCCCGGTGAGTGCTGTCGTTTACAGGGTTACCCGGACGGATGGTGCGAGAATCTGGATAGTCCGGCTCCGTCCAACAGGGAGACTGACCGCTGGGAAGCCATCTTTGAGGAGTGGCGGATTATCTCCGGAAGTAAATGCAAACCCAAAACCCGCCGCCAGGTCATCCGCTGGCTGCAAAATCCCCATACTGACTCAGCTGAATACAAGGCATACGGAAACAGCGTCGCTGTGCCGTGTGTCTTTTTTGTTCTCGCAGGAATCGTATGGGCTACGGAAAGTGAGGTGAACGAGCATGAGAACGCTTAATCTGAACGGCTATATCGATGAGGAAGTCTGGTACGGCGACGAGATCACGCCCGCTATGCTGCACGATGCGCTGTACGGCGAGAACGAGGAATTCTCCGACGACGTATGCATCATCCTCAACAGCTACGGCGGCTCCTGCAATGCCGCTACCCGGATGCACGACGATATCCGTGCCTATCCCGGCAAGGTACATCTGGTGATCTCCGGCACGGCGGCTTCCGCTGCAACGGTGCTGTCCATGGCAGCTGACACGCTGGAGATGACGCCCGGCAGCCTCTATATGATCCACGACCCTTCTACCTTTGCCTGGGGCAATGAACGGAATTTCAATGAAGCGATCATGCTGCTTCGGGCATGCAAGGAAAGCATCCTCAACATCTATGCCTGCCGCTGTCCGCTGGAGCGCGGCACGGTTTCCGCTATGATGACCGCAACTACATGGATGGATGCGGGTTCTGCGCTGGCGCACGGCTTCATTGACGCGGTGGCTGATCCGCAGTCCTCTCCTGCCAACAGTGCAAGGGCGCATGTGATCAACCGAAAAGATGCGGAGGCGAAGGTGCAGGTGTGGCTGGATCGCCATAATCCTCAGACTCCGCGTCCCACTCCGGGAACACGAAACTGCGAAACACCTGTCATCGTGCAGACGGTTCCCGAAATGGAGCATGTCCAGGCGGAGGCGGAAGTTCCCACTGTCGAGCCGGAGACCCAAGAACCCGGTGTTCCGGCAGATCAGCTTCACAAGAGACTGAATCTGATCAAACCCAACGACCGATAAATCAGGAGGTATACAAACATGAGCAAGATTCTTGAAATACGCCAGAAGCGCGCCGAGACCTGGGACCGTGCCAAGGCGTTTCTGGACGAGCATACCAATGAGAACGGCGTGATGAGCGCCGAGGACACCCAGCAGTACGAACGCATGGAACAGGAAGTTGTCGATCTTGGCCATGCCATCGAGCGCATGGAGCGCGCCGAGCAGATGGATCGCCAGATGAACGATCCCACCTCTCGTCCTCTGGCTTCCCGTCCCGAGAAGTCTCCTACCGGCAGGATGGGCCGTGCGTCCGATGAGTACAAGCAGGCGTTCTGGAATATGATCCGCAACCGCAGCGGTCATCATCTGCTGCATAACGCCCTGCAGATCGGCACCGACTCCGAGGGCGGCTTCCTCTGTCCCGACGAGTACGAGCGCACGCTTGTTCAGGCGCTGGCAGAAGAAAACCAGCTGCGCACCCTGTGCACCATCATCCGCACCGAGTCCGGTGACCGCAAGATTCCCGTTGTAGCCAGCCACGGCACTGCCAGCTGGGTTGAAGAGGAAGGCCAGATTCCTGAGTCCGACGACGCTTTCGGTCAGATCTCCATCGGCGCGCACAAGGTGGCGACTATGATCAAGGTGTCCGACGAACTCCTGCAGGATTCCGTTTTCGACATCGAAAGCTATATCGCTTCCGAGTTCGCCCGTCGTATCGGCGCTGCCGAGGAGGATGCATTCATCAACGGCGACGGTGTGGCCAAGCCCACCGGTCTGCTGCACAACACCAACGGTGCGGGTGTCGGCGTCACCACTGCGGGCGCTGCGCTGACTGCGGATGAGATCATCGACCTGGTGCATTCTGTGAAGTCTGTCTACCGCAAGAAGTCTGTTTTCCTGCTGAACGACAGCTCCATCAAGGCCATCCGCAAGCTGAAGGATGGCAACGGCCAGTACCTCTGGCAGCCCGGCCTCAAGGAAGGTCAGCCCGACAAGCTGCTTAACTACCGTCTGGTGACTTCCGCCTACATGCCCGAAGTCGCTGCCGGCGCCAAGCCTATCCTGTTCGGCGACTTCTCTTCCTACTGGATCGCGGATCGCCAGGGCCGCTCCTTCCAGCGCCTCAACGAACTCTACGCTGCGACCGGTCAGGTCGGTTTCCGCGCCACCCAGCGCGTGGACGGTCGTCTG